AGCCCCGTCCAGCGCATCGCCATTACACACGACGGCAGTAGGGGCAAACTCTTTAATCATCTCTAAGAGTGCTTTAAACGCTGTGGTAGTTTCGTCAGGCCAAAAGTGAGCATCACTAAATACTATGACACGACCTTTTTCTATATCCATACCTCTACGTACATTGCCAGGGGTTTGTTGTATTTTTTTAACATAAGCTGGATTTTGACTATTAAAAGTATCTAATTTAATCTTTAGTCTATCTTCTATTGACCTACGCCTTGCCATAACATTTCTAACAGCTATACCATGTAATTTTGCAAACTCACTTGGACTTCCTGTTTTATTCCAAGACTCAATCCATTGCTCATCCGTCAAATGATAACCAGCCATTAAAAATCCCCTATAATCAAGAAGTTACCAAATACTAACCTAAACATATGTCATTTGCTAAAAAAGTAGATAAAAATCAAACAGTTGTTGTTAAAGCGCTACGAGATTATGGTGCTGATGTTTACCTATTGCATATGGTTGGTAAGGGTATACCAGATGTTTTGGTTGCTTTTGAAGGACAAACTATTTTAATGGAAATTAAAGATGGCGCTGACAAGAAGTTTACCCCTGACCAATTGAAGTTTATTGCTGGTTGGAAAGGCGGTCACTTGTACAGGGTAAATTCAAGCGAAGAAGCAATTGAAGTGCTAAAATTAATAAAAATGGAGTAATTTATGAATGAAAATATGGCTTTGTTCTTAGCTACGCTGCTACATTCGGGTACAAATACCCATTTTTTCCATTGGGCAACCAAATCCTACGCAAAACATAAAGCACTAGGTAAGTTCTACGAAAATATTATTGAGCTTACTGACCAATTAGCTGAAACTTATTTTGGGTGCTATGGTCAAATTACTGAATTCCCTAGCACTTACCACCAGCCTAAAGAACCATTAGCTTATCTACAATCCTTGCAATCCTTTGTAAAAGATGCTAGAGCTGACTTGCCAAAAGATACAGAAATTTGCCAATTAATTGACAATATTGCTCAAGAAATTGATACAACCATCTATTTACTTAAATTTAAGGCCTAATCATGCCATTAGACAAATCAGGTTCGGCCCAATCAGTCGGCAAAAACATCAAAACAGAGATGAAAGCTGGCAAAGGTAAGCGCCAAGCATTAGCCATTGCTCTTAATGTAGAGCGTGATAGCGCCAAAGGTAAACGCAAAGCTAAATTAGAAGAACAGTACGCCAAATACATTGAAAGCAAAGCATGAAAGACGGACTTTATGCCAATATTCACCGTAAACAAGCTAGGATAGCTGCTGGTTCTGGCGAAAAGATGCGTAAGCCTGGCACTAAAGGCGCTCCAAGTGCATCAGACTTTAAACAAGCTGCCAAAACAAGAAAAGAAGTTATTGCTGACAAAATGAAGGGTATGTAATGAAACACATGACAAGAAGCTATCCCCCAGAAAACGCTATGCTTAGACCTCATGTAGAGTCAGCATTAGAAAAAGCGCAAAAAAAACGCCAATCAAAACAACCACCTACAGAACTTGATGAAAGTGGTGGCGTATTAAACAAGCAAGCTAATGAAAGAATGAAGCGTAAACGAGCTATACACAATGCTATGAACAAGATACATGACCCTGATATAGCGTGATACAATAAAAGCGTTATTAATCAACACCTTGGTTAAATATGCAAATCAAAGAAGTAGAAGTATCAGCGTTAATACCTTACGCTAAAAATTCAAGAACCCACGATGATGCTCAAGTAGCCCAAATAGCTGCCAGCATTAAAGAGTTTGGCTGGACTAATCCAATACTCATAGATGGGAACAAAGGCATAATTGCTGGTCATGGTCGATTAATGGCCGCCAGAAAGCTCAAAATGGACAAAGTACCAGTAATTGAGTTAAACGGTATGACCGATGCCCAAAAGAAAGCCTATGTAATAGCAGACAATAGATTAGCTTTAAATGCTGGTTGGGATAATGCTATGCTAACTATTGAGTTACAAGACTTAGAGGATGAAGGATTTGACTTATCTCTTACAGGTTTTAATGATGCAGAGTTAGATGCCCTGCTAAACCCTATAGAAGAAACAGAAGGACTTACAGACGAAGATGCTGTGCCTGATGTTCCTGACGAGCCAAAAACCAAGCTAGGCGATATATATATCCTTGGAAATCATAGGCTTATGTGCGGAGACTCTTGTTCTGTTACAGATATGGAAAAGTTATGTAACGACAGAAAAGTCGATATGTGGCTTACAGACCCTCCATATAATGTGGCATATGAAGGCAAAACTAAAGATGCTTTAACTATTAAAAACGATTCAATGACTAACGATGGGTTTCGCCAGTTTTTGCGTGATGCTTATGTTACGGCAGATACAGTAATGAAAGCTGGAGCTGTATTTTATATATGGCATGCTGATTCAGAAGGTTATAACTTTAGAGGTGCTGCACATGATGCTGGCTGGAAAGTACGGCAATGCCTTATTTGGAAAAAATCAATTATGGTCATGGGTAGGCAAGACTACCATTGGAAGCATGAACCCTGCTTATATGGCTGGAAAGAGGGCGCAGGACATTTATGGGCCACAGACAGAAAACAAACAACTATCCTAGAGTTCGACAAACCTAGTAGAAATGGCGAACATCCTACAATGAAGCCAGTTGCCCTATTTGAGTATCAAATGCTTAACAATACAAAGGGTGGAGACATTATTTTGGATAGTTTTGGGGGTTCAGGAACTACGCTATTAGCTGCGGAAAAGAACGGCAGAATAGCTTATGTTATGGAATTAGACCCAAAATACTGCGATGTCATAGTTAAGCGTTGGGAAGACTTCACAGGTAAAAAAGCTGTACTTTCGGAGTTATAAAATGGCTCAAGGAAAAGAACATAAGCCAACTCAAGCCGATAAAGACACCGCTAAACGCTTGTCTGCCCTTGGTGTACCCCATGAGGATATAGCTACAAGGCTTAAAATTAGTGCTGACACGCTGGTTAAATACTATAAAGAAGAATTAGATGAAGGGCGCATAGACGCTAATGCCGCTATTGCTGGCACATTGTTTAGCCAGGCTAAAAAGGGCAATACTGCTGCCGCTATCTTTTGGCTTAAAACTAGGGCAAGATGGAAAGAAACCCAAGTAAATGAAGTAACTGGCTTAGACGGCAAAGACTTTACTATTTCATGGGCAGATGAAGCCTAATATAAAGCTGTTATATCGCCCTAGAAAGGTATTTGTGGACTTTCATCGTCGTAAGGAGCGTTGGGGTGTGGTTGTGGCACATAGGCGCTGTGGTAAGACTGTAGCCTGTATTAATGAATTAATAGTAAAAGCTTTATTAGAATCTAAAAAAGATGGGAGATATGCTTATGTTGCACCTTATTACAGCCAAGCTAAAAACATTGCTTGGGACTATCTTTTGCGCTTTTCCAAGCCAGTTATGGCAAAAGCTAACCAATCTGAACTTTGGGTCGAACTCATTAATGGTGCGAGGATTCGATTGTTTGGTGCTGACAATGCTGATTCCCTTCGTGGTCTTTACCTTGATGGCATCGTACTTGATGAATATGCTGATATGCGCCCTCGTATTTGGGGTGAAATTATTAGACCACTCCTCGCAGACAGACTAGGTTGGGCAGTATTTATTGGTACACCAAAGGGTCATAATGCCTTTTGGGATGTGTATAGCAATGCTTTACAGTCACCAGATTGGTACGCCAAAACCCTAAGAGCTAGTAAGACAGGGTTATTGCCGCCGGAAGAATTAGCCGATGCTGCTAAGTCAATGACTCAAGACCAATACTTACAAGAGTTTGAATGTGACTTTGAAAGCGCTATTTTAGGGGCTTATTACGGTAAAGAGATGCGAGCCTTGACCGATGCTGGTCGTATTACAGAGGTAGAGTATGACCCACTATTCCCTGTACATACCGCTTGGGACTTAGGTTACTCAGACGATACAAGCATTTGGTGGTATCAAGTCGTACATGGCGAGATAAGGGTTCTTGACTACCACTCATCCAATGGACAAGCTATTGCTTACTACACAGGGCTAATTCAAGCTAAAGAGCGAGAATACAATTATGTGTATGGTACACATTGGCTACCCCATGACGCTAGAGCAAAGACATTAGCTTCTGGCGGAAAAAGCATCATTGAGCAATTAAGTGTTAAAATTCCTATAGAAAAGATGAAGATTGTCCCAAGTTTATCGTTACAAGACGGAATTCAAGCAAGTAGGCTTGCATTACTGCGTTGTTGGTTCGATACAAAGTGTGACGATGGCATTGAATGTTTAAGGCAATATCAGCGTGAATACGATGAAGATAAGAAAGTATTTAGGGATAGACCTAGGCACGATTGGACGAGTCATGGTAGTGACGCATTTCGCATGATGAGCATTGCCTGGCGTGAAGAAGAAAAAGCATTGCCCAAAGATGATGCAATCAGAGGGTTATTAGTAGGACAAACTAATGTAACGCTGAACGAGATGTGGAAGTCAAACCCAACTCGCTCAAGAGGGAGATATTAATGACGCATACATACGAGAAATGGTACAACACCATTATGGGTTACGAGAGAACCTATAAGAAATGGGAAGGCCGTACTGACCGTATTATCCGCAGATACAAAGACGATAGCCGTTTTCAAAACAACCCTAATGCTCGCTTTAATATCCTCTTTTCTAATGTCCAGACTATCCAGCCAGCTATCTTTGCTAGACTGCCGCGCCCAGATGTAAGCCGTAGATTCCGTGATAACGACCCTATTGGTCGTGTCGCTTCTATGATGCTAGAGCGTGCTTTAGAGTTTGAGCTTGAGCATTATGGTGACTACAAAGCCTCAATGAACTACGCTGTACTTGACCGCTTGCTTGGTGGGCGTGGTACTGCTTGGGTTCGTTATGAGCCACATATTGCTGGTGAAGTAGAGGGTGAGCCTGACGATGGCTACCAAGTTACTGAAGATGCTGATGAAGCTGAAACTCCTGAAGGCATGGGGCTTGAGAACCAAGAGCGCATTGAGTATGAGTGCTGCCCTGTAGATTATGTCCATTGGCGTGACTTTGGTCATACCGTAGCCCGTACATGGGAAGAAGTAACCGCAGTTTGGCGTAAGGTTTACATGAACCGCCCTGCATTAGTAGAGCGTTTCGGTGAAGAAATAGGCGGCAAGATTCCACTAGATACCAAACCTGATGATTTAAAGCGCTCAGAAAAGCCAGTAGAAGGCTCATACGAAGCCTTAGTCTATGAGATTTGGGATAAGGAAACAGGTAAAGTATTATGGATTAGCAAGTCATTAGGCAAGATTCTTGATGAGCGTGATGACCCATTGCAATTAGAAGGATTTTGGCCTTGTCCAAAGCCTTTGTATTCTAATGTTACTACCGATAGCCTAGAGCCAATCCCTGACTTTACGATGTACCAAGACCAAGCCAGAGAGCTTGATACTTTGGCAGACCGTATTGATGGATTGATTAACGCATTGAAAGTGCGTGGCGTTTACGATGCTTCTAACTCTGAACTATCTCGTTTGTTCTCCGAAGGTGAGAATAACGCATTGCTACCAGTTAAGAACTGGGCTGCATTTGCTGAAAAACAAGGCATGAAAGGTGCTATTGACCTAGTTGATATTGCTCCTTTTGCTACTGCTTTAATGTCCTGTTATCAGGCTATGGAGCAAGTTAAGAGCCAAATCTATGAAATCATGGGTATTGCCGATATTCAGCGTGGTCAAACAGACCCTAATGAAACCCTTGGCGCTCAGATTATCAAGTCAAACAATGCTGCTGGTCGATTAAAGACTATGCAACATAATGTGGTGGATTTTGCTACTACATTGCTACGCATCAAAGCACAGATTATCTGTAATCACTTTACCGATGACACATTAATCAAAATCTCTGGCGCATCACAGTTAAGTCCACAAGACCAACAGATGATTCCTCAAGCTCTAGCATTGCTTAGAGATGAGGCTTCAGCTAACTTCCGTATTGAAGTTACTTCTGATTCCATGATTTTCCAAGATGAGGAAGCTGAAAAACAGAACCGTATGGCTTTCTTGCAAGCAGTCGGTGGCTTTATGCAAACCGCATTGCCAGCCGCTTCTGCCCAGCCTGAATTAGCCCCAATGCTCATGGAAATGCTTAAGTTTAGCGTTACCGCATTTAGAGCTGGTAAGCAATTAGAAGGCATTATTGACGAAACAGCAGACCAAATTAGAGAAGTTGCACAGCAATCTAAGGGTCAGCCTAAACCGCCTCCTCCTGAGATTCAGAAGATGCAGATGCAAATCCAAGCCGAACAGCAAAAAATGCAGCAACAAGCTCAGATGGAACAGCAGAAGATGCAGATGCAGAATGAGTTGGAGAAAGCCAAGCAAGAGTACCAGGCTCAAGAGAATCAGCTTAAGTTCCAGTTAGAAGAAAAGCGCAACATGGAAGAAATGAACATGGAAGCGCAACTAACTAAGATGAAACTTGAGATTGACAATAACAAGTCTATTCTCCTAGCTTACTTAGACAATTCGACTAAAATAGAAACTGCTCGAATTAGTGCTGGCTTGACCGATGGTTCAGAAGCCTACATTGAAGCAGTTGACCAAGCTCGCAACCTACAAGATACGATGGGATTCTCACAAATGGCAAATCATCCACTACAACCAGCAATGGAAAATATGCAGCAAACCAATGCTCAGTTAACTCAAATGGTAGCTGCATTGATGCAAAAGCTATCCCAGCCTAAACAAGTTATCCGTGATGAAAACGGTAAGATTATTGGAGTTAACTAATGGCCTCAAACTTAAAATACTCTAACGGCACTAGAGATGCCCAGCAAACAGGTCTAATTACTTATGCTGGTTCAGGTTCTATTATCCGTTTATATGATGGTACTCAGCCAGCTAATGCCAATACTGCTATATCTACCCAAACCCTATTGGTTAGCCTTACAGTTGCTGGTTCTTTTGGTACAGACTCTAACGGTACTATTACCTTGGGTTCAGTCACAAGCGGTACAGCCGTAGCGTCAAGCACAGCTACTTTTTTCCGCATAGTTAAATCGGATGGCACAACCGTAGTGATGGATGGCTCAGTTGGTACTTCTGGTGCAGATATGAACTTAAACAGCACAACCATAGCTTCAGGTCAAACCGTTGCTATTACTGCTGGTACATTTATTCGTGGCAATAGCTAAAGGCTAATATGGCTCTTATTCTTAAAGACAGAGTACAAGAAACCAGTACAACGACAGGTACAGGGACACTAACCCTTGCTGGCGCTGTTACTCAGTTTCAGACTTTTTCTTCAGCCGTTGGTAATGGCAATACAACTTATTACACTATTTACAATGCTGGCGGTTCTTTATGGGAAGTCGGTCTAGGTACAGTTGGTGCTGGCACTTTAAGCCGTGATACTGTACTTGCATCCAGTAACTCTAATGCCTTGGTTAATTTTACTGGTACTCTTTATGTATTTGGTGACTATCCTGCTGGTAAGTCGGTATATCTTGATGCAATAGGAACGGCAACAGTTCCTCAATTAGCTACAAGCTCTACTACCAGTACAACGCCTGTATTAAGTTTTAATGCTTCTAATTCAGGATTTGCTTCAGGCGCAACAATATCAGGCAGTTACTTGCAATCTATTTTGCAAAACAAATCAGGTACTGCTGGCGCATCTACAAATTATGTATTAAGTAATGATTTAGGCACAGACTCAACTTATTACGGTGAGTTTGGTATGAATTCATCTGTTTATAGTGCAGGAACTCCTGCTGACTTCTTTAGTCTTAATAATGGTATTTATTATTCAGGCCACGATGGTGATGTAACTTTAGGTTCAGGCAATGGTAAAAATACTTATTTAGCTTGGGGTTCTTCAGGTCAATCAGCCCATGTTATTAATGCTACAGGTTCTATTGGTTTAAATACCAACATTACTGGAACATCTAACTTTGGTACAAGCGGTCAAGTTTTAACTTCTGCTGGTAATGCGGCATCTCCTACTTGGACTACCCCAACAACAGGAACAGTAACTAGCGTTACAGGCACAGCACCAGTAGTATCAAGCGGTGGCAATACTCCTGCTATTAGTATGCCTGCCGCTACTACAAGTGTAAGTGGTTACCTTACAAGCACAGATTGGAATACATTTAACGGTAAAGGTAGCGGAACAGTAACTAGCGTTGCTGCAACAGTTCCTTCTATTTTGTCTATTTCAGGCTCACCAATTACTTCTAGCGGTACTTTAGCTATAACTTATAGCGGTACAGCATTACCAATTGCTAACGGTGGTACAAACTCTACTGCTACGCCTACGGCTGGTGGCGCAGGGTATGGTACTGGTACGGCTCATGCTTATACTGCCGCAGGAACAACTGGTCAAGTATTAATAAGTAATGGTGCTTCTGCTCCTGCATATACTGCCAATCTTGTTGTTGCATCAAATAATGTAGATGCCAGTGCAAATACTGGTGGTTTTATTCCGCCTACAGGAACTACCGCACAACGCCCAAGCAGTCCTATAGCTGGAACAACTAGATACAACACAACATTAAATCAATATGAAGTCTATAGCGGAATTTCTTGGATAGGACTTTCTTCACAAACATATTCAGCAGATTATTTAATTGCTGCTGGTGGCGGTGGTAGCACAGGCGATGGCGGCGGTGGAGGCGGTGCTGGTGGATTGTTAACTGGAACAACATCCTTAACTATTGGAACTGTTTATACAGTTACTGTAGGCGCTGGTGGTACTGGAGGCTCGGGTTCTGCAACTGCTGGAGGAAATTCCACATTTAATTCTTTAAGTGCTGTTGGCGGCGGTGTTGGAGGAGGAAGTAATGGCTCTAACAATGGTGGCAATGGTGGTTCAGGTGGTGGCGGACAACAAAGTAGCGGTACTGCTGGGTCAGGAACATCAGGACAAGGTAATGCTGGTGGCATAGGTGGTGGAGGTGTTGCTGGTGCTGGTGGAGGCGGCGGAGCTGGTGCTGCTGGTTCTAATGGAGCTGGTGTTGCTGGCGGTAATGGTGGTAATGGTTTGCAATCATCAATTACTGGTAGTTCCGTTTATTATGCTGGTGGCGGTGGCGGTGGTTATGGAACACAATCTACTGGTGGTTTAGGTGGTGGCGGTAATGGTGGCGGAGGAAACAATGCTGGCTCTGCTGGAACTGCAAATACAGGCGGAGGTGCTGGTGGTGGAGGTGGCGCAGGTGCTGCTGGCGCAAATGGAGGTTCTGGAGTTGTCATTATTTCCGTACCAACCGCAAATTATTCAGGCACTACATCTGGCTCACCTACAGTAACAACTAGCGGTTCTAATACAATTATGAAGTTCACATCATCTGGCTCTTACACAGCTTAAAGGGAAAACAATGTCACATTATGCAAAAGTAGTTGATGGCAAGGTAATACAAGTAATTGTGGCTGAAGCCGACTTTTTTAACACATTTGTTGATTCTAGCCCTGGCAATTGGATTCAAACTTCTTACAATACTCGTGCTAATCAGCATCCTGAAGGCCGCCCTTTGCGTGGCAATTATGCTGGTATCGGTTATACATACGACCAAAAGAACGATGTATTCTATGCTCCACAACCTTTCCCAAGCTGGGTATTGAATGAAACTAATTGGACATGGGAAGCGCCAATACCTATGCCTAAAGATGACAAAGTATATACATGGGATGAAGCCACTAAAACTTGGTCAGAAATAAATCTTGGCTCAAATAGCACAATTATTTCTAATACTGCTGGCTTAACCATTACCCTATAATGTTAGGTTTTAGACCGTTTTCGACTAATCCGATATCGGATATACAACTACCAGTTATTACTGGGGTTATATCTGTTACTGACCAAAACGATACGGCTAGTATTAATGGTAATGTCCTGTCCTCTGGCGTTATTAATGCCACAGACCAAAACGATACTGCAACCATTACTGGTACTGTAGTTGCTGGTGATATTACAGGCACAATAAGTGCTACAGACGAAAATGACACAGCTAATATCCAAGGTCAAAATGGCATAGTTGTTATAGATACCCATGATGGCTTTACCAAACAAGAATATGACCGTTTAAAACGCATACAAAAGAAAATTGCCCAGGCAGAGCGTAAAAAGCTAGATGCCTACAGGCAAGCTCAAGAATCTCGTAAGGCTGGAATCAAGGAGTTAATTGACCCAACTCCTAAGAGCAAACAAAAAGAAAATAAAGTACAATCCAATCAAGAAGTTAGCGCTGATATACCGTCAGACTTAACGAAATTTGACGATACCATCGCTAGACTTGTTAAAGAACAAGAACAACTGGTACAAGCAGCTTTTTATAGAAACGAACTGGCAAGAATTCAAACCCAGTTAGCTATATTAGAAGCCAAACGTGTACAAGACCTAGACGATGAGGAAGCATTATTACTACTAATATAGACCCCATACAGCAACACACGCTTGCTTACCAGCATTTACACGCTGGCAGATACGAACAAGGCTTTAAACTTCTAGAATACCGATGGCATCCCAAGGTAATGGAGTTTGCACCTATTCCATATAAGAAAAGTCCTGAAAATGTCCGTGTTTGGCGTGGTGAATCGCTGTTAAACAAGTCTATTTGTGTCCAAATGGAGCAAGGATTTGGCGATATTATTCAATTTGCTCGATTTTTACCAGCTTTAAAGGTATTGGGAGCTAAAAAGCTAATAGTTTTACAAGAAAGCTCATTGCATACCTTACTTGGGCAAATGGAATGTGTAGATGTATTTACAAATGAAGTAAATACTGGCGAAGCTACTCAATGTGACTACTGGATTGGTTCACTTTCTTTGCCTTACTACATTTCTTTATGTATGCCTTATGTTAGAAACCTATTTCCAATCTCTAAAGATAAGATTGTAGGCTCTGAAGGCTATTTAGATGTAGTGACTAGCTTTATTCCTAAGAAAATAGGGGTAAATTGGAACTGCGCTAGGACTCAGCAATACTATTCTAGGTCAATATTGCCCAATGAAATGCTAGATTTAACAGGCTCAGACGCCTATTCCTTATCTGTTGAGAGTAATGGCCCATTTATCCCATTGCCTGAAGATGGTTGGAAGAAAGATTGGCATAAGTTTGCTCGCCATGTAAAGGCGCTTAAAGGCGTTGTTTGCGTAGATACTGCTACCACCCATGTGGCTGCCGCTATGGGCGTAAAAGTCATTGTATTGCTTCCTAAAGACCAGTTTCATTGCTGGCGTTGGAAAAACGCAAAATGGTATGACTCAGTAACCCTTTTAAAACCAGACGAATATCACAAAGTCCCTGAAATCATAAGGAGTTGGTAATGGCATTAGTAAAAATCACAGTTACTTGCAATCATTGTAAGCATGACCACGAAGAATACGATGAATCTAAGATGGATGACAGAGAAAAGTACCTTTCTTACTGGAATTTGCCATTTGAAGGCGAAGAAGCTGATAAGGCTTGGGCGCAAAAGCAAGAAATGACCCCAAAAGAAACCGCAATGGTTATGTCTGACATTGATGGCTATGTTTCCCAGGTTGATGGCTCATGGATTAAAAGCCGTAGCCAGCATAGAAGCCATTTAAAACAGCACAAAATGATTGAATTAGGTAATGATGTGCCACAGCAACATAAAGCAATTGAAATCAACAAACAATCTAATGAAGCAAGAAAGCGTCAAATTGCTGAACTAACTTATGCAAAACTTAACTACCGATAGGAATAGATATGTCAGAAGAATTAGACCGTAGGTCATTAATAGAAGCAGCAATGGAACAAGCTGAAGAAGGTTCTTTGGAAGCACCAGAGGAGAAAGAAATTGAAGTCGTTGAAGATGATATTTCCGAAGAATCTGCTCAAGAGAAAGCTCGAAATGAAAAAGGGCAATTTACTAAGCAAGAAGAACAACAAAAAAGTGAAGATGATGAACTTAATGTTGCAACGCAACAAGAGGATACAGAGGAACAAGTAACCTATAAGCGCCCTACTACCTGGAAAAAAGAATACAAAGAAATCTGGGACAAAATGGAAAAGGGTGAACAAATTAATAAGGATGACTTTGTTAAATTTGCCGAATACGCTAACCAGCGTGAGTCAGAATACCAAAGAGGTGTAAGCACTTATAAGGCTGAAGCTGATGAAGCTCGCTCTTTAAAAGAAGCAATTACCCCATTTGTACCTGAGTTAGAGCAGCAAGGAATTAATCCTGCTGCTTGGATTAACAATCTAGGTCGGGCGCACATGGTGTTATCAAAAGCACCGTATGAGCAAAAAGTTCAATTGTTTCATAAACTTGCGGCAGATTATGGTATACAATTAAACAATAATGGTCAGGCACAACAGCTTGACCCTTACGCTCAACAGTTAATGAGTCAGCTTGCAAGAGTCAACCAAGAGGTTTCGACTATCAAAGGTAGATTCGCACAAGAAGAAAATCAAAGGCTAATGGGTGAGATTGAAAGTTTTAAAAGTGGTGGTAAAGCACCGCATTTTGAATTGGTTAGGGAAGAAATGGCTCAACTACTTGAGCTAGGGAAGGCCCAAGACCTTGAATCGGCTTATAAGATAGCTGTTCGCATTAACGATGAAGCATGGTCGCTTGAGCAAGAGAAACTCATCTCTACCGCTAAGCAACAAGCCTCAAAGTCGCAACAGGTAGCTAAAGCTAAGGCTGCTGCTGTTAGTCCTCGTTCCGTTACTCCTAACGGTCAAGTGTCAAGCGGTGCAGATAAAAAGGATAGAAGGTCTTTATTGGCAGAACAAATTGAAGCCAATGGAGGCTCTAGGGTTTAACTTAGTCTAATTTTGGACAATTTTTAAAGGATAATTATCATGGCATTTGCTAACTCAGCAATCACCGATATTATCGCTACAACCATTCAAAGTCGTAGCGGTGAATTGGCAGACAACTTAACACAAAACAACGCAATTCTTCAGCGTCTTAGCTCAAAAGGCAATGTTCGGAATTTCAGCGGGGGAAATGTCATCCTCGAGGAAATCATGTACAACGACCCAAATACTAACAACGCTAACTCATATAGCGGTTACGAAGTATTGAACATTGCTCCAGATAGCCCTATCTCTGCTGCTCAGTTCAAAATTTCACAGTACGCAGACGCAGTAACAATGTCTGGTTTGGAAATGTTGCAAAACAGCTCTAAAGAAGCAATCATTGACTTGCTAGATGGTCGTATGCAAGTTTCCGAAGCTCGCCTTCTAAACCGTATCTCTGGTGACTTGTTCCTAGACGGTACAGGTAACGGTGGTAAGAACTTAGATGGTTTGGCTGCTGCTGTTTCTTCTACTCCTACAACTGGTACATACGGTGGTATTAACCGTGCTAACTGGACTTTCTGGCAGAACGTTGCTACAACAGGTACAACTATCACTACATCAAACATCTTGGCTAAGATGACTTCTACAGCTATTCAATTAGTTCGTGGAACAGACAAAGCTGACTTGATTGTTGCTGATAACAACTTCTACAGCCTGTATGTACAGTCATTGCAAGCTATT